GACCTGGCATTTCTTGGGGGGCAGGAGTCCCTTGCATCATTGGTTGTTCTGGTTGCATAACAGGTTGTACCTGCATACCCATCATATCTTCTTCCATAGGATACCTCGTGGTTAAAATCTGATATTAACACAAAAAGATAAAATGTGTTAAATATGTTTTTTGTTTGTATGAGTTATTAACCTTGTGTGTATATATATACTTGCACCTAGATTTGTGTCCCACCCCCCTCTGACGCCATCTCGACCGACTGGATTTGTGATCCTTTGGGACTCCGAGACATAAAAAAAGGGAGCATAAAACTCCCTTAATCCTCCGACTAATTACTATTTTAATTGGTTCTTTTCACGCCTATGTTTTTCTTGCATTCTACATCTATCACTTCTTTGTTCTTTTAACAAAGTGTCAAACTCTTTTTGTTGTTTTTGTTTTAACTTAACAAGTTCAATCCTTAGATGAAGTTCATCAGCAGTTAGCAATCCACTTGCATGATATTTCTTTGCTTGTTTTATTTCTCCATAATAACAAGTACAACGCATTAGTTTATCTCCAACGGTGGTCTCATATCATCTACATATGTTTCTTGTAGCTGTCGCATTTCTGCATGAACCCCTCCCCCTTGTATGACATGAACGCCATTGACTATAAGACTTTGGCAATCAGTCTCTATGGCTTTGCCAACGACCTGTGTGCCAGTCTCATCGTATAAGTTTATTTCTATCTTCATAATAACCTCCTAATGGTTTTGTTTAAAAGATAAGGTAATTGTATCACACCCTTTCTACATTTTGTATCCTTTTTATAAACTTTCTTTCTTTGCCTAGTATCAGCTTATAAATGAATAAGCCTTTCCTGGTTTCATGCCTGGGAGCATGCTGCATAAACTCTACGGCCTCTGTGTCACATCCTTCGTAAGTAGCACTCCAAACCCGAGCTTTCCCGAGATGACAGTACCCGACATAACCCAGAGCTTCCCTGGTAGATCTTTCTGCCTCATTGTGTAAGGCTTCTGTGGTGGCTGTTGAGTCGGTCACGAGCAACACTCTACGCCCGACCCGACATTAGGAACACCACCACATACACGCCAACTGTTATTAAAAAAAGCGTATCCATTCATTCTTCTGTGTAACCGTCAAACCAAACTCCTGGTTCACGTGTGTCTTCTCTTTGACAATGTTCTTGTGCTTCTGACTCAGTCAGACCAGTCTTGATTATTTTGTGATTGTCTGGATGATTATCGTCATAATAAAACCTTACTATCTTATACATTAGCTTTTCCACCCTAACCAAACATGAACTTCATTCTGGTCATCTTCTTTATGTGAATAATGTCTATCTACTTTATTCATACTAATAGCATGTCTAATTGTTTTACCATAGCCATTTTCTAACAACAGATATAAATCATCGCTTCCTTTGTATCTATTTAGAATAGCTCTTAAGTCTTTTACTTTCATATTTACTTCTCCTTATTTGTAAAAGATCATTGTACCCTCTGGATACAAAATGTCAACAACATATGCAACATTCTGATCACGCTGCCAGGGGCCAGGATCTAGCTCTGGATTCCTGTGTTCCTATATGTGTGTTTCACTCACGCAGTAGCAAGTAAACCCGATTCCCGACTCCCGACATAAAAAACCCGACACGAAGTCGGGCTTATTAGAAAGTTAAAAAGATTTTAAACTACAACTTCTCGCATAGAATCAAAGTGTCTGTTTATTACAACATCAACTTCATAACAAGTGTCGCAGTTTGGACAACCCCAGTCCTCTATTTCTCCTGTGCAGTTATCCCCTAGATAATGTAAATCTGCTTCGTTGCACTTTGGACATCTTTGAACGCACATTATGAAACCTCACTAGCAATAGCCATAATGATTTCTTTGATTCTTTCCTGTGCATTATCTTCAAGTAATGCGATAGCAAGTTTATCAGCTACTTGATTTCTAACTGCCCATTCATGTTTCCACCATGACAATGTATCGCCATTGTAGTTTATTGAAGAAACACCAATATTCTCTACAGTATGAAAGTCGTTAAACTTTTTTATCTGCTTGTTAAGTGTTTCTACTTCTTCTGCTCTAGCTTTGTTCATTCTTTCTATAGCCATATCTAATTTAGAAACGCTATCAAATTTTTTAGCTAGAGTTTTATACTCTTTAGACTTTTTAGCTTTCTCAACTTTGTTATCAAGTCTTTCTTTCACACCTTCCATAATCTGATTGACTATGGCTTCTTGTTCAAATTTTCTAATTTGTTTCATACTACTTCTCCTATAAAGTAAAAGTATATCTTACCTCT